TGCAAAAATTATTGATAAAGAAAATGCTGAGTCAACAAGAAAGATATTTTTATTTGATCATCATGAATCTGCATGTTACTTGAATAAGTACTCATGGGCAAATGTTACTGTAAAAGATGAGAATGGAGAGTTTATTTGTGGAACTAAACTTTTTTTCCAATATATTGTAGATATAATGGACTTAGATTGTTCCGCTTTAACAGACTTAACACAGGTTGTAGAAACTATAAATGATTGGGATACTTGGAAATGGTTTAAGACTAACAATCTCGAAGCAAAAGCATTATCCGATTTATTTAACAAGACTGGAATTGAATATTTTATTCAAAAGTTCCGTAACAGCTTTGAAATAATTAATGATGTTGATAGAAGCTTGTTAGCCGCATTTGAAAGAAAATATTTATGTTTAATCGAGCCAAAGATTATGGAATCTGCTAGACTAATGGTTTTAGATGTAGGAGTTGATTCTCCTGTTATTAGAAAAGTGAAATGTGTGCAAGTAACTGAGCCAATATCAGATCTAGCAGAAGTATTATATGAAAATAAAATTGATACAATATTATTTTTCTTTCAGGATGCTGTTAGTATACGAACTCGCGATGAAGATGTACATGCTGGCTTTTTTGCCAGGAAAATGGCTGGTGTAAATGGGAGTGGAGGAGGTCATAAAGGAGCTGGAGGATTTGGTATTAATAAATCAAATTATTGGTTGCTTCAAAAATATTTAGAATTAAGATTTAACGAATAGGGGGGAATAATTATGCCGGACAAAAGAAAACCAGAAATTGATTACGTTTTAAAGCTTTGTGAGTTTTTATGTCAAATACACCCAGAATTGTTTGAGCTTAAAACTTATGTGCACCCGGTTTATGGGCAGAAAACATCTTTAAAATTTATACGAGAAGATAAGTTTGTAGATATAGAAAATATTGTTAATTGTAATATTGACATTCAAAATAATTGTTTGTTTATTAAAACAGAATTTCCAATGCAAACTTTTAATTATAATAATATCGTTAAAGACGAGACGGTGGTGTAATAAAATGCAAATAGACCCAATGCTTTTTTATCAAAAAATACAGGAGTACGTTGATTGGAATTTAGAAAATCTATATAAAAGTAAAGACGACGAACTTTTATATAGATTTATAAAAACAATTTTAGGATTTAGTATTCCAAGAAATAAAGTGTGCGAGAATCATTGTGCTCCTATGGATTTTATTGCAGACTCGTTTTTTGACAGAGTTTCCAAATTATTAGTTGTCGCTAATAGAAATGGGGGTAAAACTCAAAATTTTGGAATACTTAATGCTCTAGATGGAATCTGCAAAAAAGGATGCGAAATAGCTTCTGTTGGAGCTATAGAGGACCAGGCTAAAAAATGTTATAAATATACAGTTGACATAATTAAGAAACCATATTTTGCAAAATTATTGTCAAAAGAGCCAATGATAAGTTTAACTAAATTGGATAACGGTAGCGAAATTAGTATACTTCCTGGAACAATGTCTGGAGTTAATGGACCTCATCCACAAAGAACTAACTTTGACGAAGTGGAACTTACACAATGGAAAATCTTAATGGAATTTATGTCTATGGCTAAATCCACAAAAGATGTTCCATCCTGTGTAAGAATAACATCTACTAGAAAATTTTCGTATGGACCAATGCAGAGGCTTATTGACGAAAAAGATAAACGTGGCTTTAAGATGTATATGTGGTGTATTTGGGAGACTATCGAAAAATGCCCGGACACCAGAAGTGGAACAGTGCCTTGTTATGTGTTAGTTCCAGACGATAAAGATAATATCCAGAAATATAAAGTCTTTTCAGATAACAAAGAAGATTTTAATAAAGAATTTCCAATAGATGTATTACAAAGTAATAGGGAAAAATATTCTGGATGTTTATCTTGTCCATTAGTTGAAGTATGTTTAGCTAAGGCTAAACGTGCTGACGGATACTATTCAATCGTTGATACTATTGATAAGTTTACTGGAATGGATCGGGAAGTGTGGGATGCTCAGTGGGAGTGTAAAAAACCTGGTACGTCTGGACTTGTTTATAGGGAATTTGATGAAACAATTCATGTTATTCCCGAGGAAAGTTTTAAATTTAATCCAGACTATCCTTGTTATGCTGGGCAGGACTTTGGATACGAGGATCCAGCTTCGACAATATTTTTACAGTTTTTGCCTAATGGAGATGCTGTTATATTTGATGAGATATACGAAAGAAGGAAACAAACTCCTGTATTAGCAAAGCACTACTGGAAACCAAAACAAGATTGTTATCAATGTATTAATTGGTTTGCAGATACAGAAAATGCTGATGCTATTTCTCAAATGGAAAGTATAGGCATTCCAGTTGAACCGGCAGATAAAGATATAATAATGGGTATTGCAAAAGTACGAAGTTGGCTTAAAACTGCTGATAATTATGTACGATTGTATGTCACATCCAATTGTATTAACACAATTAAGGAATTTAAATCTTATAAGTATCCCGAAAAGGGAGGAGATAGGCCAGTTGATAGAGATAATCATTTAATGGACGCATTGAGATATGTCCTTTATACAGTAGATCAAAATGGTGGAAACGAAGACGGAACTGTTACTGCGGATATATTATGAGCGTACATACACTTTCTCTTTGTAAATCTATTGTAAAAAAAGAGAAAGTGTATCCTACATATAAAGCATTTTTTGAGTAAAGGAGTGAGGTATAGTGTCTCAAGAACTAGAGAAAGATACCTGTTTAACTGATGAAATAGATAACATTAAGCTTGAAGAAAATGAACAAGTTTCTGCAGTTTTACTATCCGACGGAAGTTTAGTCGATATTAAAAAATATAAACGTACTAAAGAAACTTATTCTAATGTCATAGATACTGACGAAGATGACTGGGGAGAAATGTACTCCTCTGGCAGAGTGTACCGACCCACATTAAATTTAAAAAATTTAAAAAAGTTTAGTTTAGATAACACATTTCATTTCACTTGTATTGATCAAAAAGCTGTGGATTGCTGTAGTGACTGGGATATTGTCTCTGTTGATAGAAAAGGCGTTCCAATTTTAAAAGAAGATCAAAAGAACTTAGGTCGTCAGGAAAAAATGCTTTATGATTTCTTTGAAAACTGTGTTCTGTTTGACGACTTTAAATTTCTGTGTAAGCAAATTGCAACGGATTTTGAAACATTCGGTTTTGCTTTAGTTGAAATGACTAGAAATAGATCTGGAAAGCCTTCTAAGTTTTATCATATGGCTCCAGAAACTTGTAGAATTGCTAGAAACATACCTGGCATTCCTGGTATCACTGATCAAAAATATATTGTTCAGGTTGTTAATAGACATGAACGTATATTTAAGATATACGATGGAGTTCCTTCAAAGATAAAGGATCCAAATAGTAAAAATTTAATGACTGAAGTTTTATTAATAAGAAGTTACCATGTAGATGGAGGAAAATACGGTATTCCTAAATGGGTGCCTGCCCTCAAAGCAATGGTAGGTAATGATAAAGTTGCCCAATATAATATTAACTTTTTTGAAAACGAAGCAGTTCCAAGATTTGCAGTTATAGTTCAAGGAGGGAAACTAGATGACCAGACTAAGGAAACTATAAGGAGTCATTTTAATAAAAAATTAAAGGGTATTCAAAATGCTCATAAGACGTTAGTATTAACGTCTTCAAAGGGAACTGATATTAAGTTAGTTCCATTGGCTGGAGAGATGAAAGATTCAAGTTTTCAGCATTATAGAAAAGATAATAGGGATGAAGTTATTGCGGCACACAGGGTTCCTCCACATAGAATACAAGTATATGATACTGGAGATAGTGGAACAATATCTCCTGGGTCTTTATTTAATATAGACAAAAATTATAAATATTCCGTAGTTGCTCCATTACAAGAAATTATTGCAAGCATGTTCAATCGAGTAATTAGGATGGATTTTAAAATTAAGGATAAGCAGTTGCAGTTTAAACCTTTAGATATAGGAGAAGCGTTAAATGAAGCTGAGATTAAGAAAATAATAGCCTCGGCTCATGAGAAATACTATAATATGGGTGCAATGACTTCGGATGAAATACGTTCGGATTTAAAACTTGAAAAGTTTAAGTATATGGATGTAGAAGACGATGTTAAAGAATGGGCAAGTACTCCAAAGCCTATTTATTTATTAAGGCAGGCGAATATGAGTTCTCAAGGCATAAATTCCATTGTTGGAGGACAGGGTTTGACAGAGGCTTCTAACGACTTTGATGATAAAAGTAAGGAAGAAACTGGAAGAACATTAGAGGATAAACAAATTAATAATTTAATGATGAAAAGATTCCCAGTTATATCAGATGAAATTGATCAGATTAAACAAGAAATATCTGATTTGAAAGATCGAGTTAATGAGTTAATGGAGCGTGATAAGTTATGATTTTTGACATTGATAAATGTATGAGTTTAGTTGATTTTGTTTTAAGGGACGTAGATTTGTTTGAAAAGAAACGTAAAGGAAACTACAATCAGGCCGGCGAAAATAACAATAATTATAAGAACGGGATAAGTATGTATCCTAAATATAAAAAATCTAAATGTGAAAGGTGCGGAAGCACTAAAAATCTTATGGTTCATCATAAAGATGGAAACCGTAAGAACAACAAACCTAGTAATTTACAAACACTTTGCTGGAGTTGTCATGAAAAGACAACTGTTCGAAAAGTTTCTGGAATTGATTTAATTTATCAAATTAAACCTCAAAATTCTCTTTGGGGAGTTGGGGTATTTATAATGAATAAAAATAATCAAACAGTTATGGGTATACGAAGTGATAACAAATTATGGGCCACGCCCGGAGGAAAAGTAGATGTTAATGAGACTCCAATAGAAGCTTTATACAGAGAAGTGAAAGAGGAAACAGGTATATCAGATATAGATCCTATATTTGTAGGAATTTCGTTTGACGAAAGTAACAAAGGTATTTGGACTAGTTTTGTATTTGTGGCGTACACAAATACAACAGAACTAGTCCCTCAGTCTGGAGAATTTGATAACTTAGAATGGATGGATTTAGATAACGTTTTAACTAAGGAGCTGTTTGGCCCCACTAAAAAAGCATACCATCAAATAATGGAAGCTAACAAAGAGCTATTTAGTTTAGCCAATTATCTAGATATACAAAAATTAACATCCACAGAAATGTTAGTGGATGTTAAAAATCCAGGAAGGAACAATGGAAATGGTGTATTTACTTCAAGAGGTTGGAGATATCTTCGTCAAGGAACTGGAAACTCAACTGTTAGAGAAACATCTTCTACGTTAGATGCAAACCGTAGGATCAATGATTTAAAACAATCCTATTTAGATTATTTTAAAAAGAACTCAGACATTCAAAAGCTATATACTGTCGATAACGGGAAATTTGTTTTTCCCGATTATAACATTGCTATAAATACTGGAATTGCCAAAGACAAAAAGAGCTACTTTACTAAATTTAAGGAGCAGTACATGTTGTATTTGTGCGAAACTAAAAATTCTTAAATTTTGTTATAGACTTATTGTTTGTAGTTAATTTTAGTACACTTATACAATGAAAAGAACTATTTGGTATTGGAGTGATATGAGTGCCTAATTTTAATCAAACTGTAAATATATCAAAAATAAATGAAGAAAAACGTATTGTTTACGGTAAGGTTTTAGTACCAGATAAATTTGATTGCCAGGGAGATATAATTTCAAAAGAAGATATAGAGAAAGCGGCACATAACTTTCTCATTAATCTTCAAAAGGCATATATTGAGTTGCTTCATACAGGATCTAATAACACAACTAAAGCTTCTCAAATCGGATTTATGCATAAAGTATTTAAGGGCGTGGGAGGTTTTGGATATATTGTCGAAAGCTATATCGATCAAAATGGTTCATGGGTTCTAGCAACTAAAATAACTGACGATAAAGTTTGGCAAATGATTAAGGATGGAATAATTACTGGGTATTCCGTAGGGGGCAGAGGAAAAAGAACTCCGGTTAAGGAGGTGACTATTAATGAATAAACAAAATATTTTATCTGAATTAGAAATTGATGAAGTATCCTTAGTTGATAAGGGAGCAATTGGAGAAATATTCACTATTATAAAAGCAGAGAATTTTAAAAACAGCGATTTAGTAGTTCAATTTATAAATAAATTAAGTAATCAAGAATTTGTTGAAGTAATGAATCAGATGATTGAAAGATACAATGAAATTAATAATAATGAAGTAAATAAAGGAGGCATAGACATGAACGAGGAAATTAAAAAACTATTTGAGGACTTCATGGAAACAGTTAATAAAAACTTTAAGGCAGTTTATGAAGAAATATCTGAGATAAAAAAAGTTTCAGAGACTGAAAAAGCAGAAAAAGAGGTTAACGATGATGAAGTATTAAAAGACGAAAAAGCTAAGGAAACAGACAAGTTAGCCGAAGTCGAAGAAAGAGTTAGTAAACTTTCAGATTCGCTTGAAAAAATAACTCAGTCGCTGTCAAAAATCGACAAAGTAAAGGAATCAGTTGATAAACTGTCTGAAATGAATTTGAATGACACTATATCCGATTTAAAGAAAAGACTTGAAACAATTGAGTTACAAGATTTAGGATCTAATCAACTAAAAGATGAAGTAAACAAGTCTGAAGAGACAAAAAGTGCTCCGTTTTGGAAATCATTCTTTACTTTGTCAGAAAATGAAACTATTAATGATTAATTAATGAATAAAAATAAGGAGGTATTATTATTATGTCATTTGCAAAACAGTTTGTAAATAAATCAAGCGTTATTACACCAGCTTCATTTACGGCATCTGCCGCTCTTAGTAAGGAGGAAGCAGATCGTTTTATAGACTATGTAGTAGATCAGTCTTTTTTGAAAAATAATGCTCGTATTGAGCGAATGAATGCTCCAACTAAGACAATTGCTAAAGTAGGTATTGGTCGGAAGATCTTAAAACCTGCTAAGTCCGCAACTGACCCGGGCAACACAGTAAGTATTGTTACCGAGCAGTTAGGTTTAGAGACTAAGGAAATTATAGCTATAGCTGAAATTTCCGACGATTCTTTAGAGGATAATATTGAGGGTGATGCTTTTGTTGATCATTTAATGAGAATGATTGCTAGTCAGGCGGCTAATGAATTGGACCTTATGTGTATGTATGGAAAAAGGATACCAAACCCCAATGAAGCAACTGATATTTTGCAGTTGGTAAATGGATGGTTTACAGTAGCTAGAGAACATGGTCATGTTCTTAATGCAAGAGATACTGGACTTTTTGGAGAAGATAATAGCTATATTGATCCACCAAAACTTTCAAAAGTAGTAAAAACATTGCCAAATAAATACCGCGGCAACAAAGGTAATTTAAGGATTCTTGTCGCAGACGATATTTATCAGGATTACAACGATTACTTGGGAGCTAGAGCAGTAAGCACAGCTGACCCATACTTGCTTGGAGTAGGAAGACTTACGTATTCCAACATTCCACTAGCTTCAGTATCATTACTTCCAGTAGATAGGCCTGTAGAAGTTGTAGGCGGTGTAGATACTAAACTTGTTAATGCTCAATCAGCTGGCACAGGCACAATTCAAGTAGCTGATGCTACCGGTATCGTAACTGGACAGACTTTAGCATTGGATTTGGGAACTGGTTACGAAGAGGTAGTAACTGTAGCTGGTGTTAATGATACTACAATTACTTTGCAAAGCGATCTTTATTATTCGCATAAAGCTGGAGCCACTGTAAAACGGATCACTCCAGATGGTTCGGATTTGCTGTTAACTGATTACAGAAACTTAATTTTTGGTATTCAAAGGGATATTAAATGGGAGACTGAAAGGCATGCTAGAAGACGTTCAACTTCATTTGTAATGACACTAAGAGTTGATACTCAGGTTGAGAATCCCGACGCTCTTGTACTTTTAGAGGGTTTAACTTCTAAGTAATTTAAGTACACTTTAAAATAAAGGGTATCTGACATTGAGTAGATACCCTTTATTTAAAATAAGGAGGAACCAGTAAATGAAATTAATTGTTTATAAAGGTAATTGTGCTAGTTACACAGTATTTGGCATTAAATTTACAAACATTGCTAGGACGGCAAGTGTTTCAGATGAACTTGCGGAGAAGTTTAAAACAATGAGCGATAAATTTAACATTGTTGATGTGCAGAAGTCTGATATCATTAAAGACAAGGAAAAAGACAAGGATGCTGAAATAGATAAAGACACAAAAAAAGAAAAGGATGTTGAAGAATGTATTGAGGTAGACCAGGATAAGGTTAAGAAGCTAATGAAACAGGATTTGAACACGCTTCGTGAAATGTGCGAGGCAAAGGGGCTTGATTCGTCCGGAACTAAACAAACTCTTGCTATTAGACTAGTTAGTACTATATAAGGGAGGAGAATCCTAAATGGCATATTTAACTATAGAAGAATTAAAATCTAGCCCAGGACTACTTCCAGAGATTAGAGATTCGGAAGATATCTCTAATCTGGAATTTTTACTTGAATTTTGTTCTTTTATAATAGACAGTTATACTGGAACTACTTTTAAAAATGAATCTGATAAAACTATTTATGTAGACGGAAATGGATCAAATAAATTATTTTTGCCAAATAGGATTTTTAATATAAAATCAGTTTCCACATTCGACAACACTATAGAGTATAACTTAAAAGATTTAGTTATATGCGATAACAATAATTCAATACTTAGTAGGACATATGACTTCCCTGCAGGCGATCAAAATATTAAAGTTTTTGGAGATTTTGGATGGGAATTAGTTCCAAAGGATGTTATAATTAGTTTGGTGTTATTATGCAATAGCTATTACTTTACAATTTGCGATGAGGACCTTCTCCAAAAAATATCTGGACCTTTCAGTGCTGAAAAAATAGGAAACTATTCTTATCAGCTTAGAGATAGATTAAATAAAGTAACTGGAGAAGAAATGTCTACTACAGGCGACTTTAAAGTCGATCAGTTACTTGATAAATATAAAATAGATCGTATTGGTTTTGAGGTGATTTAAATGGGCATATTTACAAAGCAACTAGTTACTATACAGGCAAATGATTTGCAAAAAATACCTGGTACAAGAAATCCTGTTAGTGGATTCCAGACTATTGCTGAAAATGTGCCTTGCAGAATTACTGGAACACATACAGACGATCAAAGATTGTTTATTCTTAAAAAATACTACGACAGTATTCCTGGAGGGATACATAAAGGCTACAAAATTATTGCGGACAATGTAGAATTTAGTGTAAAAAAGGAACCTCAATGGGCTGGAGGAGCGTATCATCATATAGAGTTAATACTGGAGGAATTTAGATGAATCAGG